TCGCTTCTTCAGCGACTGGGAACACCCGACCAGACCCCAGAATCGGTATGCCCTTGGCCCGTGCTTCGCGTTCATGCTCCGGGTAGCCAGCGATGATCGCATCGCGCTGCTCCTGCGTGTAGTGCTCGGCGTCGTCGATTGTCATCGTCGTGACCGTCGAGCCTTCGGGCTTTTCCAGCAGATACCGCTTGACCACTTCGGACATGCCGAGCAGTGGCGTGAACGTCACGAACACCAGCCCGTTGGTGGCGTTGGTACGTGTCAAACCTTCAGAGTAAATCGGCAGTGGCGGCTCTTCGTCGAACCACACGTAGTCAACCGTGTCGGCCTGCCACTTCGTGCGGCCCTGATCGTAGCTGTTGAACTGGATCACCGAGTCCTCGCCACAAACGTGGCGCACGACTACGCTGGCCACCGCATCGGCAACGCCGGCACGCATGCTGCTGTCGCGCAGGTTAGCGTACGGGATCGCGCCAGTGCCCCACTCTTCCCTGATCTCTGGCGGACCTAGCAGCAGACGCTGCACGCCCTTGCGCGTCAGTTCGGCTGATTCAGACCCGACCATGCCGCGTGTCGCGTAAGGGAAGCGTCGCCCTGTCCACCAGCTGGGGTAGATGCCGGTCGCGTGCATCGCAACCTCGAAGGCACCGGCCCATGTCTTGCCAAGCTGGTTGCCTGCCATGAACAGGCGCTCTCGATAGCTGTTGCCAACTTCGTGGAACTCCTGCTGCTTGGCGTACGGCTTGTATGCGGTCAATCGATTGCGGCGTTTGCGCACGTCTTTCAAACGCAGCAGCTCGTACAGCTCCCGCTTCTCGTCGTCGGATAACGCGTCGAGATTCAAATTCATCGAACCGCCTTCTGCAACAGCGCGTTGAGACGCTGATCAAGCTGTTCGCTGTTCAGTTCCAGATTGCCTGACATCTTGACCTCAACGGCTTTCAGCTTGGGCTGCGTGTACTCGAGAATCTGGTTCAGCATGCGAACCCGCACGTCGGCGTCGATTTCATACCGACGTGCTTGTTCGCCTGTGATGGGGTCCATCACTGGATTACCGTTCTCATCAACCAGTGGTTTGCCTCGCAGTATGCGTGCAAACTCAACCGCTGGGTCGAGACCTTCTTCCGCCAGTGCTTCGGATGCGGCCATCAGGTTGATCTTTAGCGGATTACGCAAGCCGGAACTGATTCGTCTTGCGTGCGTATACCCACCGCGCTGGCTGACAGTTTCCAAGTCTTCAGACGAAGCAAGCTTTGGCGGTGCGCCGTTTAGCTCATCGAGTCTTGCTGCTGCTTTTCTTCGACCCATAACCCATCGCCTTTTTCAGTAAGCCACCGCCCTTGTCTGCAGCGTTAAAGTCTTTTGCCACAGACTGCGGAACGCCGACCTTCTTTGCAAACTCAGGATCATGCGCAGCCGCTGCCATCATGCGGGCCTGCGCTGGGGTTTTGCTTGGCATGATTACACCTTGCCGGGAATCTCACCGCCTTGGAAGCCGGGGATATTACCCTTCATCCCGCCCTTGTAAGCTGGCTGGGTCTTGTCAGTGCCGGGCATCGGTACCGACACTTTGCCGGGGATTTGACCAGCGCCTTGTGTCTGGTTACCGCCGCCGCCAATCGGTGCGCCCGACTTCAGTTTTTCGCTGGCTGCACGCATGGTGTTGCGGCTTTCTGGGTTGCTGTAGTTTTGCATGGTGATCTCCTTATCGCATCATGTTGGGGTTAACAGGACGTTTTGCTGCTTCTTCGTTCCACATCGATTCCATATCGGGTTCGCCGCCGCCTTCCTGCTCCCGATCCATCTCTTCATCCATCATCAGACCTTTCACGGCCTGCACCGCATCGTCGATATTATCGAACTCCATCGACTCCATCTCGCCCTCTTCATCGCCGGGGCTTTCCGCCATGACGGTGATTCGGCCATCGTCTCCGATTTCAATTGTGATTCGTTCCATCATGGCTCCTGTGAATGTAAAAAAAGCCGCGTAAACAGGCGGCTTTTGCGGCAACTTGCATGAAAAACGCGGACGCAAGGGTGCCGAAAAAATTTTAAATTTCAATTCCGACATCGTCAAGCGTTAATTTGCAGGTATTTTTGGCCCCGACAAAAACTTCCTACTTTTTGTCTTGTTGCATAAAAACAACGCCGCACCCCCAAATATTTTGCACAAAGTGCTTGACACGCACTGTCAATGTCACGACAATGGGAACCGTAGTAGATGCAGTCAGTAGCGCCGCGAAGGAACCAGCGGGATAGAAAAAGGGGACCACCGGAGTTCTGATCTAGGCGTGTAGACGCAAGGGACCCACCGGCAGACCGCTATGACCTACGCCGCGAGTGTAGCGAGTGCGAAGCGAAACGAAAGGCCAGCGGGTCTGGTCTTTCGCGGCGTTTCAGGCTGCCGACAACTGCCTGACTAACTGAAGGGGAACATCATGGAAATTGTGATCGACAGAAAATTTGTTTACGGCGAGGTGAGGTACTACCCCGTATGTGAAAAAGCGATGCTGTTCGCTGACATCGCCGGCACCAAGACGTTGACCAAGCCTGTGCTTCGTAAGATCAAGGACCTTGGCTACACCGTGACTTTCAAACCTGTTGAGGAGGTTATATGAATAGGGACATGCAAGTGTATGGCTGCGACATGGCCAAGTTCGTTGATTCAGTGACTAGCTGCGTCAGCTACAAACTGTCTGGCGCAAACATGATCATCGCCGGCCTGATGTCAGACGCCCAAGAACAGATGGCGTTCGACGACGTCGAAGGCGCTCGGAAAACGCTCAACCGTGCCAAGTGTTTGCTGTTCAAGGTGATGGAAGGCGAACTGATCGGAACCGTGGAAAGGGAGGTCGTATGAAGTACACAGTCGAATACTACGATGGTGACGAAGATTGGCGGCCCTTCTGGGCTGTCGTCGAGTGGCGCAGCGCCGATAGCTGGCGCAGCGGCAAGATACTCGAACGCTGCCGCACCGAAAGCGAGGCTGAGTCGTTTGCCAAAGCTTACGATGCCATCGCAGCCTACGAAGCAGGCACCTACTGATGAGACCGGGTGGTACCGGTCGAAACCACCTTCGGGTGGTCTAGGAAACCCGTGCTGCCCGGATGGCAGTTTCACTCTCAAGGAGAATCACATGTCACACGAACTCACTACCCACGCTGATGGCCGCGTCGAATTTGCTTATCTGGCTTCGGACGGCACACCGTGGCACGGTCTTGGCCAAGCACTGGCTGACGGTACCGACCTCGATACATGGCGCGTTGCCGCAGGCATGGACTGGACCATTCGTCGCAGCGAGATTCGCTACGCTGTCTCACGCGACGCCAATGCCGGTCTGATCAAACTGCCTGACCAGCACGTCCTGTTCCGCAGCGACAACAACGACGCGCTCGGCGTCGTGTCCAAGCGGTACCAAGTCGTGCAGCCGGGCGAGGTCTTGGAGTTCTTTCGCGACATCGCCAAAGCCGGTGGCCTCGAGTTGTCTGCAGCCGGCACGATTTACGGCGGCAAGCGGTTCTGGGCAACGGCCAAGATTGGCGAGGCGTCACCGGTATCTGTGCGTGACACCATCGGCGGCTACATTCTGATCAGCACCTCGGCTGACGGTAGCTTGGCCACCGAGGTACGCCGCACCACTGTGCGTACCGTCTGCAAGAACACGTTGCAGATGGCCATGGCTGACGCCAAGGCAGCGGTCAAGGTCTCGCACCGCTCGGTGTTCGACCCGGCGCAGGTCAAGGACTTCATGGGCTTGAACGAAGCCGCGTGGGATGCCTTCCGCCACAACCTCGGTCAACTGGCCAACGTCGATCTGCACGAAGAAGAGGCGGGCGACATCGTGGTCCAGCTGCTGGGCAACAACGAGAAGGTCCGCGAGTCGGCAGGGTTCACGAAGATCATGTCCCTGTTCAACGGCGGTGCGATGGGGTCGGAGTTCGACGGCGTGCGCAACACGGCCTACGGCCTGCTCAACGCGGTCACCGAGTACGCCGACCACCACGTCCGTGCACGCAGCGACCAGAACCGCTTCGTGTCATCCCAGTGGGGTGCCGGCGCTGACCTGAAGCAGAAAGCGTTTGACCTGCTGATGGCAGCCTGACTGTAGCGTGGAGGGCACCTTCGGGTGCCTTCTGCAGTGCAGTTAGCTTTACTTAACATGCACAGGCATGTATAGTTTTACTACCGAGCCAGCCGGTTGCTGGTGTTCTTTTGGAGATTCCCATGAAAGCAAACAACCTCGACGTACTGGGCGGCATCGCCGACAAACTGGGTCAGGTAAAAGCCCAACTGGCCGACCTCAAGAAGCAGGAGGCCGAACTCAAGCAGGACCTAATCGACAGCGGTCTGGCCGTGGTCGAAGGCGCGTTCTACCGGGTTGCGGTGTCCGAGTCTGACGGCAAGACCATCACTGACTGGCGTGCGATCGCTGAGAAGTTCAGCCCGTCCCGGCAGTTGATTCGTGCCAACACCAGCGTGGGTGAGTCGTACGTCACCGTGCGCGTGTCTGCGAGGAAGTCGTCATGAACTACATCAAGCAGCTCGAGACCGACAAAGCGGAACTGAACGAC